CATGAATCAAAAAATATTATTGAAGGAATTAAGTATTCTGTTGTAATTATGTTAGATTATAACGATAACAATCACAAGGAGAATAATGGAACCAGTTACTAATTTAAATCACTTTTATCCAGGACAGACTTGGTCTTCTTATGAAGATCTTGGTAGTGGAATTTTTGTATATCATGATGTTTTAACTAAAGATATTGATATTATAAATAGATTAGAATCAGTTGTGTCTAGTGATAAAACTGCTAGATATCAATGGAGAGAAGCGCTTGTTGGATATCAACAAAGAATGCCAGAGTACAGAGATTGTGTAGACTTTAAATTTAAAAAAACTGATATTGAGCACGACAAGTCTAATGAATCATTACTGTTACAAAATCTTTGGCAAGATGTTTATGATAAGTCAAAACCAGTTGTTGATCATTATTGCAATAGTTTTCATATAGGAGAATTAAAGTATTGGGAGGCAATGAATTTTGTTAAGTATGGTCCAGGACAACATTTTATGGAGCATCATGATCACGGATTTTCATATAACTGTGTTGTTTCATTAGTAGGCTATCCAAATGATGATTATGAAGGTGGAGAACTTACTTTTAGGCTGCAAAATTTAAATATAAAGGCTAAGGCTGGAGATCTTTTTGTATTTCCATCTAATTTTATGTATCCACATAGAGCCATGCCAGTCACATCTGGTACTAAATATTCTATAGTAACAATGCTTGACTACAGTTCAAAATTTCATAATCCAAAGTTTTTTCAAGAAACTGGAGACTAGTGGTTACTTTAGATTTTTATAAAGAAAAAGGATCATTGATTAATTTTCATCCGTTGACAATGAAAAGAGAGTGGATGGAAAATACAGACGGAAAGCATGCATATAGATGTTTTCCAGTTTCTTCTGCCAATTTAATTGGATGGACTTTTTCATTTCCAGAAGACATTACGTTTATTTGGGATGGAGTTTCAGATACATTTTCTGACCATATTAAAATTATCAATGGCAATAAATTTGTCAATTTAAATAGAGCAAATGCTACTATAAGTTTTGATACTAATTTATATTTAAGATCAGATAGTGATATAAGCATAATGTTAATGCCAGTTCCAAATCAATTTATTGAAGGTACAAATTGTTTTACAACAATTATCAATCCATCAATATTAAAGGCACCAATCCCAGCGGCATGGAGAGTAACTTTGGCTAATAAAGAAATTACTATACCAGCAAACACCCCAATTGCATCTATTATTCCTATTTCATTAAAAGATTTGCAAGATGTATCTGTTAATTTATATGATGCACAATTTGGCCAAGATCATTATAAATTTTTACAAGATTATGGGATGTCATCACAAGAAAAAATAATGACAGATAAGTGGACTAACTTTTACAGAGATGGTGTCGATCATAATGGCAATAAACTTGGAGACCATGAAGTTAAAAGTTTAAAATTAAGTTTTAATGATTATACAAAGGGTAATAATGGACAAACATAAAATTATTTTTAAGGCTGCAAGAGCATGGCTATCATCAGAAAGTAAGTCTGTGCCAAAACCAATTGCTAAATCAATACCAGACTGGTATAGAAAAGCAGATAGATATGCAAAAGATTTTAATAATGATTTTATTATTGGTCCAGATAAAGGAAAAATTCCAACCTGGAAAGCATGTCCAGCAATATTTGACATTATGGCTACTGGATATTCTTTAAATACCCCATGCGATATTGAATTTTTTTTAAACAAAGATAATAAAATTGATGTAAAAGTTCACAACTCAAAATATGCATCATTTGTAGAAAAAAGACCTTCTATGCCACAGTTTATGCATCCAGAGGGGTATTATGAAGATCATTTTTCTTGGTTTGGAGATTGGGAAATTATCCTTCCAAGCGGATATAGTGCAATTTATGCACCACCATTTAATAGATATGAATTACCATTTTTAACTACAAGTGGCATTATTGATTTAGATAAAGTGCATTTACCAGGATCATATCCATTTTTTATACGAAAAGGATTTACAGGTATTATACCAGCAGGAACATCATACATTCAGTTAATTCCTTTTAAAAGAGAAAATTGGATTTCAGAAATACTTGAAGAGCCAGATCAAAATAAAATAAAAAAAGAGTATCAAAAAAATGCTAAAATTTATAGAGTTCCAGACGGTGGAGTTTATAAAAAAAATGTATGGGAGCCAAGAACTTATGAGTAAAGAAATGGTATAATTAAAATATGATTAATAATACTAACCCATTTAAAAAACAATCAATAACTCCATCAGGATTTTTTGGACACGATAAATCTATGATTGTTGAATTAGAAAATTTTATGACTACAGAAGAAATTGAATATCTTGAAAGTGCAGCAAAATCTATAAAAATTTGGGACATTACAGAAACACATAAAAATGAAAACGGTACTGTAATTTATGATGCAGACTACTGGAAAGACCGTGTTGCAACTGGACCAACATTAGATAAAAATGATCCACAAATTTCTATCATATTAGAAAATTTATTTCAAAGATTAAAAATTGAAATTGAAAAATTTTTTAATGTAGTTATTGAACCAACAGGCAAGGCTATTGTAAAATGGCTTCCAGGACAATTCCAACACCCACATGCAGATAAAGAACTACATGATGGGCCAGATGCTGGAAAACCAAATGATTTTCCACATTATGATATTGCTAGTTTATTTTATTTAAATGACGACTATGTTGGGGGAGAATTATATTTTCCATTACAAGATATTCAAATTAAACCAAAAAGGGGTGCTGCTTATTTTTTCCCAGGAGATAAAAATTATATACATGGAGTAACAAAGGTCGAAGAAGGAATTAGGTATACCTGTCCGTTTTTTTGGACAATTCTAGAGCATACTGGAGATAAAAAGCCATGACAGAATTATATAAAGATTTAATTGAATTGTATCCAAACATTATTGTTTATAAAAATTTATTTAAAGATGCAAATAAAAATTATGAAGCATTAAAAGAATCTACTAATGAAGATCCAGATAGATTTTTTAATTACTGGTCACAATGGTCAAGGTTTGGAGAGTATTTAAATCCAACTTTATTAGATTCAAGTCTTAATGTTGAATTTCTTGATAATGTAAATGTGTCAACAGAAAAAGAAAATAATCAAAAAACTGTTGTTGTAGAATTAATTAATAACTTTAATTTTGTTATAAAAGATTACATATCACGCACTGGCGTTAATGTTGATTTTAATGAAACTGTTGTTGATATGCATGGCCAAACTGTTCCAAGGTGGAAGTTGTATGGTCCATCAATTGTAAGATATCATGACTATTCTAAAGTTATTTTAGATATTCCTCTGGCTATGTCATATCATTCTGATTTTATTAGAGAGCCTATTGTAAGTCCAGGTTATAAGTTTGCAATAACCGTTCTTACATATTTTAATGATGACTACGATGGTGGAGAAATTGATTTTGCAATAGGAAAAGAACTATATATGTATAAACCAGAAATTGGCGATATATTAGTTTTCCCATCTGGTCATCCAGATGTTTTAAGAAAAGATGGAGATGTATATTTGCATGGAGTTCTTCCTGCAAAAAATGGACATAAGTATCTTTCTAGAATGTATTTAGTAAAATATGAAGAGGGAGATAATGAGTGGTTTGAAAATGAAACAAAGTTTGGAAAAGATGTTTGGGCATCAATGCAGGATGATATAATGGAAGAGTTTAGACAAAAAAATCCACAAAAAAATAAAGTTATAGATGGGGTAAGAATAAAATGAATTTAGATAACAAAGAAAGACTGTCAAAAGATATAGTTGTATATAAAAATTTTTTAACAGAAGAGGAATCTGCTGCGGTTATTAAAGTTTTAGAAAAAACAGTTGAAAATAATACAATATCTTGGACACCAATTTCTTTTTATGAATCATATTCATCTGTTTTGCCTCAAGATAATGATCCAGCGCTAGAAGAGTTTGGATTATCACCAACGTTTTTTTCAGATGTAAAAAATAAAATTATAGAAGCAGTCGCCTCAATTGAAGACATAGATCCACAATCTGTTGTTCAAATTGGATATCATACACAAAAATGGGAGCCAGGTGCTTTTGCAAGAGCACATTCAGACAACACTGATGAACAAGGAAATCCATCAGCATTTGAAAGAAGTAGATATGCTGCTTTCATTTATTTAAATGAAGATTTTGATGGTGGTGTATTAAATTTTACAAAGAATAATATTTCTGTAAAACCAAAAACTGGTCTTTTGGCTGCGTTTGCTGGAGGTTTTGAAAATATGCATGAGGTTACTCTTATCACAAAAGGTGTTAGATATACTTTAGGGTCTTTTTGGGATGACAGAGAAGAGTCAGATTATCCAGAAGAGTTAAGAAAACAGTGGGAAGAAGAAATCAAAAAGGTTAGAGAATATCAAGCAAAAGAAAAAGCAGAATGGCAAGATATGATTAAAGAAGGTTACAAGTTAGACCAAAAAGGAAATAAGTATAGAATTGAGGAGTTAGACAAATGAAGAAGCATATTTTAGAAGAAAAGGTTTATTATTATGAAGATGCAATTGAAAACTTAGATAAACTTATGTCAACTCTTGCAGAAATAGAAGAACTGGATAAAAACAACAATAAAGAATCATGGGATGTTTGGACTTCTTCAAACAACAAAGATTTTATTTATGGAAAAACAAAATCATTTGATTTGGCATCAATTAATAATATGGAAGATCCATATAAAGAAAAAATGCAATTTATTTATGATTTAATTACAAAATCTTTATATGATGTTTGTAAAGATTATGCCGTAAGTCAAAACGATTATGATGAACCAAATTTATTTCCATCATTTAATATAAAAATATATAATACTGGAATGGGAATGGGACCACATTTTGATCAACTAGATGGTGATAAAACATTGAGATATTCTTTAGTTATGTATTTAAATGATGACTGTGAAGGTGGAGAAATATCTTTTACTATGTCTGATTATGATGGTATTTTGCAAAAACAAAATCCAGATTTAGATTATGAAAAAGCATTTCAGGATAAAACAATTGATTTTGGAGTTAAACCAACAAAAGGAAGTATTATTATATTTCCTTCGTCAGCACCATATCATCACACAGCACACTTAGTTAAAAGTGGTGTAAAATACATGGTTCCAGGACATTGGATTCATAACAATATGGAATTCAATAAATCTAGTATGATGTAGTTATTATGTTGACAAACATCAAATCAGAATTAAAACCAGACCATAAAATTTTAGTAGATGACTATGTAAAACGCGTTAATGAAAAAACACAAAATGTTTACATGTTAACTATTGCAAGAGATGGTGAAGAACCAGCAAGAAGTATTTTATATTACAGCAATGCTATTGATGCTTCTAGCGCATACAATAAATATACTGACTGGGGTTTTGCAAAAAATTTTTTAACTGTAACTTTATATGAACCTTCAGGAATAGTAAATCAAAAAATATTAAAAAGAGATCAGGCTGGAGAATGTACTTTTGTTAGAAAAGACTATTATGATATTCAAAAAATACTTTTTGGAGTAAAAGATTCTATAGATAAAAAGGTTTATAATAAATTGTGTATTGATATAATGACTGTTTTTGCTAAAGATAATTGGAGATTTAATCCAGAAAGATTTTTAAATGATCTTGGCATAGAATATAATTTAAATTCATAGTTTTGTTTATATAAAAACTCTACCTAATCTACAGATAGAGAGTTTACAAAAACTAAAAACTCTGCTACAATTAACCATTATATAAAATTCATTTAATTAGGAGATTTATTATTATGTCAGATGTTTTTTCTTTTCGACTTTCCGATGACTTTGTTACAAAATATGCAGAAATAGAGCCTCCGTTTGGCTTCAAGGATGCTGGGCTTAACTCGTTAGGAGAGATTACTTTTATTCGTACTTACTCCCGCGTTAAAGAAGACGGAACTAAGGAAAGATGGCATGAGGTTTGCAAAAGAGTAATCGAAGGCATGTATTCCGTACAAAAGAATCACGCAAAGGAAAACAGACTGCCTTGGAATGATTATAAAGCACAAAAATCAGCACAAGAAGCGTTTG